GAACCGAGAACGATCAACTAGCAGAGAAGTCATACAACGCATTCATTACCAACAAGGCATTGTCGTACTTTGCCGACACTATCCAACTGGCCAACATGATGAACTGTAATCATGGCCTTGACAACAAGTTGCAATATTCATTTCTAATAAATATTGTACGACCCAGTAAACGGTATTCAAAATGGGTGAAGAAGGAAAAGGATAGTGATTTAGAACTGGTAATGTCTTACTACGGCTACAACCGTCAAAAGGCTAAAGCCGCAATTAAGTTGCTTTCCCCGGATCAAATGAAAACAATAAGAAACAAACTTGATAAGGGTGGGGTTAAAAATGAACGTAGTTGATAGTTTAATCGAGGTAAAGCTGGGTGAGGAAGATGATTTCCTTAAGGTTCGTGAGACGCTGACACGCATCGGTGTCGCCTCACGGAAAGACAAGACACTATACCAGTCATGCCATATCCTGCATAAGCAGGGAAAATATTACATCGTCCACTTCAAGGAGTTGTTTGCTCTGGACGGCAAACCATCAAACTTCTCGGATGAAGACAAGGGACGCAGAAACGCCATCACAAATCTCCTGGTCGATTGGGGGCTGATCAAACTGGCCGAGGAGGGTTCGACTAATGAACCATTGACTCCTCTTAACCAGATCAAGATCCTTCCGTTCAAGGAGAAGGAAGAATGGAACCTTGTGACCAAGTACAACATCGGTCGCAAAAAGTAACACTAAAAAAATATTAAAAAAAATGCGCTCGGATTGATTCTGGGCGCATTTTTATATGTACAATATTTCGAAAAGAGATTATACTGGGTATATGATGATTAAGGAAACAAACATGATTACGAATCTCTCTGGTGGTGCTTTTGAACTTCGTACCGGTCGTAAGTGGACCCATGGTATCAGCCCATTCCGTGAGCGTGAAACCCTCAAGCTTCGTTGGGAAAAGGTCGGTCCGATCGGTGGTCGTCACTTCTTCGAGATCGATGGTGTTCAGTACTCTGCCAAGAAGATCTCCCCATGCATCGAAGGCATTCAGATGCACGGCTAAAATAGTTATGTACATTAATTCAGATCAGTGTATAATGGTAATATCAATTGTGAATGAGGATTTTTAAAATGCTTACTCTCTCGGATATCAACGCAGCCACCAACTCTAAGGATGGTGACATCTACTCAGATCTGTACAAGGATGTGTATGGTAGCCGTCCTCGGTATGCTCGTTTCGAGTCCGTGCAGGATTTTGATCGTGACTTTAACCGTCTAAGCAAGATGCTCGATGAGCAGATCGACGAGGAAGCAGAGCAACAGCTGGTTAACTTCGCTTACTTCGAAACTTATGTCGAAGAAGTGCAGAAGATTATCAAAGGTTGCACGCGTGAAGACGCAATCCGGTCGATCGCCGATAGCGAAGGCATCAGTAAGCAAGACTTTGATTTCTATGGTCTCGAGATCCTCGAGTATAGTTTCGACCTCAAGTATGGTTCTATCGCCCGGTGGTTGTCTAAGTAAAATAGTTGTGTACATTTAGTCGAACATAGACTATATTGGCATATATATTATGTAATAGGAGATTTGATATGCAGGTAGAGATGTTTTCGCTTCCTACACTTAAGGACGGTGTCCGTGTCGTAGAACAAAAGTTCTGCGAGGTATATAATGCATATCGTAACGGTGAGACGCTGGATCCTGAGGTTCTCGACTGGATGGATTCTGCCAACACGTGGCTAATGGAGTCTAAGTGATGGTTAAGGAAGTAAAGGGTGGCTTGTTCGCACCGACAGATATTGAGTTGATTAAGAAGGCTCTGGCATTCTATGCAGGCGAGAATATTCCGGATCAGGAAATTAAACAGATCGCTAATCTTTTGCATAGGTTGAATAACCGAACATAAGTTTCATGCGCCGTTAGCTCAGCCGGATAGAGCACGAGCCTTCTAAGCTTGGGGTCGGGGGTTCGAGTCCCTCACGGCGCGCCAATTCACTCCTGTAGCTCAATGGTCAGAGCAGACCGCTCATAACGGTTAGGTTGGGGGTTCGAGTCCCTCCGGGAGTACCATCTAATATAAGGAAACAACTATGAAAGTGATTATGCTGCTTGGCTCTGGTGAACTGGGCAAAGAATTTGTTATCTCTGCCAAGAGGATGGGGCATTATGTCATCGCGTGTGATTCGTATGATAATGCTCCTGCCATGCAAGTAGCTGATCGCCGCGTAGTATTTAATATGCTTGACGCTGGTGAACTACGTCAGGCAATAGATGAAAATAAGCCGGATATCATTGTTCCGGAAATTGAAGCTATTGCTACTGAAATTCTCTATGATGTAGAAGCATCAGGCATCCAGGTTGTACCCTCTGCACGTGCAGTTAACCTGACCATGAATCGTGATGCTATTCGTGATCGTGCCGCAGAGCTCGGGCTGAAGGTTGCTAAGTTCGCGTACGCTGAATCGGAAGAAGAGTTGATTGCCGCATGGCAATCGATGCCTTCTGAAAAGGTCGTTATCAAACCGGTGATGTCTTCGTCTGGCAAAGGCCAGTCTGTAGTTGATCCTGAGAGTGAAGTTGACACTTTAATTCAGGTAAAATCGGCATGGTACTATGCATGCGATAATATGCGTGGTAATCGTAGGAGAGTTATCATCGAAGAGTTTATCGATTTCGACTATGAGATTACTCTATTAACCGTTAAGCAAAAGACAGGACGTACACTCTTCTGTGCACCGATCGGACACGTTCAGAAGAATGGAGACTATCAATATTCTTGGCAGCCTCACCATATGTCACCTCGAGCGATTGCAGACGCACAGGCCATGGCGATGCTTATCACAAACGATTTGACTCCTGATGATGGAAATGCAGGTCTCTTCGGTGTTGAGTTCTTTATCAAGGGTGACGTGGTATACTTCTCAGAACTTTCTCCGCGTCCTCATGACACAGGAATGGTAACTCTTAAAAGCCAGGAGTTGTCAGAGTTTGATCTGCACCTGCGTGCGATTCTCGGGCTACCTATTCGTTCGATCAATAGTGTAGGTGGAGCCTCGGCGGTTATTCTCTCGGATATCGAGAGTAGTAATCCAGGATTCATCGGATTGGAACAAGCACTTGAAATGCCTAAAGTCGATGTTCGTATCTTTGGTAAACCGACCGCTAGAAAAAATCGTCGTATGGGTGTAGTACTCGCAGACAATCTAAATATAGCACGTAGTTCTGCGGAACAAATCAAAGTCGTAGACAATGATCGAAGAAGCTAAACGTATCATTGCCGAGTCTAGTCCGCAATCATCTGTGTATATCGGCTGTGATTCGATTCGTTATAGAAAGAATAAGCAGTGGTACGCAAAGTATTCGACCGTGATCATTGTCCATATGGACTCTAAACACGGTTGTAAACTATTCCACGAGTCGTTCGACTTACCGGACTTCGGTAATCTAAAGCAACGACTGCTGAATGAGGTTAACTATGCCGTAGCTGCTGCGACGGAGATCGTTGAAGTTCTGGGTGATCGCCACATGGAAGTTCACCTGGATATCAATCCTAATCCAAAGCATAAGTCATCTGTGGCTGTTAAGGAAGCTCTCGGATGGGTTAAGGGATCACTGGGCATCGATGCTAAGGTGAAGCCCGATTCGTTTGCTGCTACCCATGCTGCAGATCATGTCGTTAGACACTAAAATAGTTGTGTACAATTATTAAATTGCGGTGTAGGGTTATAAATATTGTTTCTGTTGGTGTGGTGAAACGGCTATCATTACGGTCTCCAAAACCGTCGTTCCGGGTTCGAATCCCGGCACCTTCGCCAGGCTCTTTGACATTGTAGGAATACACACTGGAAGTTCCCGTGGCGACCAAGCGATGTGGGGGAAGATGGGAACGTAAAGAGCGAAATTACTGTCAGTAGCGCGGCAACACCTCAGTAGCCAGTGTGTACATATATTCAATCGTGTCCTACACACCCCAATAGGCAATATTGCCGTGTTTCGTGTAGGAGGTGCGCTTACAGACCGCACTAATATCCGTCTGTAATTGGAAGCGTGTCCGAGCGGTTTAAGGATCCAGTCTTGAAAACTGGCGTAGGTGCAAGTCTACCGTGGGTTCGAATCCCACCGCTTCCTCC